CTACAGGATCAATTGGATTTGATCATGTGGTGTTAGGTGTTGGTGGGTTTGTCAAAGGCAAGCTCTATGAATTAATGGGATGGGAGGGCTCAGGTAAGTCTACAATCTGTGGACATGCTGTAGCTAACTGTCAGAAGAATGGTGGTAAAGTGTTGTATATTGATGGCGAGCATGCTGTTGATAAGAAATACTTTCAAGCATTAGGAGTGGATGTAGATGCTATGTTACTTGCTCAGCCATCTTGTGGTGAGGAGGGTTTCAACATTGCTCTAGAGTTGATTAATACAGGAGAGATTGATCTTGTTATCATTGACTCAGATTCATCATTGATTCCTAAGAAAATCTTAGATGGTGATGTAGGTGATTCTAACATTGGTCGTAAGGCTAAGTTGAATAGTGATACATATCCAAAGATGAAAACTGCACTAGCTAGAAACAACACTTGTGCTATTGTAGTTAGTCAGTATCGTGAGAAGATTGGTGTTATGTTTGGTAATCCTACTACAACTCAAGGTGGTCATGCATTGAAGTATGGTGCTGATGTTCGTATAGAAGTTACTAAGTCAGCAGCTAAGGATGGTGATTTCCAATATGGTAATGTCACAAAACTTAAGTCTGTAAAGAACAAGATGTCTCCTCCTTATAGACTAGCTCAGTTTGAGGTGGTGTATGGTGAAGGTATTGATCGTATTGGTGAAATCTTGGTATTGGCTAACGAGTTTGAAATCTTACGTAAGTATGGTAAGACTATTACATATAACGAAACTAAGTATGACATTGATGAATTCAGAACTCTATTAGAAGACAATGAAGAATTCTTTGACAAACTACGTAGTGATATTATTAACAAGATTAACCAAGTAGAACTTCCTACAGAAGAAATTGTAGAAGAAGAATCACAAGAAGAACAAAAGTCAGAAACGTTAAACTTATTCGAATAATGAAAGTAAATTTTAAAAAGCTAGTACCAGAGGCACAGAAGCCTAAGTTTGGAAAGCCAGGAGATGCAGGTGCAGATCTTGTAGCTACATCACTAGATTTATCTAGAGAGGGCCAGATAGTATATGGTACAGGATTAGCTGTAGAGATACCAGAAGGAATGGTGGGATTAATTTTCCCACGTTCCTCTGTACGTAACTATGATCTTGTATTAAGCAATTCTGTAGGGGTCATAGATAGTGGGTATCGTGGTGAGATTATGATTACATTCAATGTAAATGTTCAAAATGTTACATATCAAAGCATACATGATTTAATTGATAGTCAGGAACTTGATAATGAAAATAGATGGAGAAACTCATTTGAACAAGATTTGAAATATTACGAAGTGGGCGATCGTATTGCTCAGTTAGTAATTGTACCTGTACCATTGATACAGTATGTAGAAGTAGATGAACTATCAGAAACTCAAAGAGGAGAAGGAGGACATGGAAGCACTGGAAAATGATCCTTACGGAGCACGTAAAGTAATGAAAGAAATCATGGAAAGAGAAATGGTAAATCATCCTGATCATTATCAGGGAAACAAGTTTGAAGCTATAGATATTATAGAAGACTATGAGCTGGGCTTTAATTTAGGAAATGCTGTTAAGTATGTTTTACGTTGTGAAAACAAAGGCAACAAGAAACAGGATCTTGAGAAAGCTATCTGGTATCTTAATAGAGAACTATCTAAATTTAAAGGATGAAAACATGCAGCGTAGAAGGCTGTGAGAATAAAGTTTGGTCAAAGGGTTTATGTCTTAATCATATTAAGCGTAAACCCTTACCTGCTTCTAGACAGCTTGGTATTAATACAAGAGTTAAATCTTTTGCAGACAAGGAAAAGATTAATATAATGCGTGCGTTCTTTGTAGAAATATGGAAAAAGAGAAGACATTATTCAGAGGTGAGTGATACTTATTTGGGAAGTGAACCAATGTCAACTTACTTTCATCATATACTACCAAAAGAAAAGTATCCTGAAGCTTGCTTGGATGAGGAAAATATTATACTTTTGACATTAGAGGAACACTCTAACGTAGAAGCAGATATGTATCGCTACGAAGAGGTAAACAAACGAAGGGAGTTATTAAAACAAACTTATGACAGAGCCTAACAGAGTAAGAAAACAGGAAATTAAGTATAGCGTAACTCTAAATGAAGAACAGAAAGTCGCTAAACAACTAATTATAGACAATCAAATTGTGATTGTAACAGGTAGAGCTGGTTCAGGAAAGAGTCTAGTGTGTGCACAAGCTGCACTAGACTTCTTAATGAAGAAACAATGTGATCATCTGTACGTAACACGTGCAACTATAGAAGTGGGAAACTCCCTGGGATATCTACCTGGATCTATGGATGAGAAATTCAATCCTTATCTAGAAGCATTCCAAGAAAACTTAGTTAAGTGTTACGACAAAGTAAAGATTCAATCACTAGTGAAAGATGAAAAGATTGTAGCCTATCCTGTACAGTTCATTCGTGGTAAAACTATAGATGATATCCTAGTGGTAGAAGAAGCACAGAACCTTACAAAAGCTGAGATGCTGGCTATTCTAACACGTCTTGGTAAAACAGGAAAGATTATTGTCAATGGTGACAACGAACAGAAGGACATTAAAGATAGCTACAATGGACTTAGTTTTGCTATTGATCTCTCTAAGAAGATTAATGGCATCAAGTGGATTAAGTTAAAAGAGAACCATAGATCGGATCTCGTAGGACAAATCCTTGATTATGAGTATAACAATTAAACAATAAACCAATGACACTAGAAGTTTATACAGACTTGGAGAGTCGTAAACCAAACCAAACAATGACAGCAAACCAATTCTTCTACACTCGTAAAGAGGGTGACAAAGAGTACACAGACTCTTTCAACATTAACAAAGTGATTCGTACAGTGATGTTAGCTGAAGATGATCTATTAGTGCTATTAGATGACATCCATGAGCGCACTACAGAACAACCTAACATCAACCTTAAGACTAACAAAGTAACTGGTGTAGTTCGTAAGCGTGATGTTTACCAATCAGAGATTCACTTATCAGGTGAAGACATTGTAAGATTTAAAAATTCAACCAACATTTCTTTAGTATAATGGCAGATTTCAAACAACTTCGCGGTAACAGATTGTTACTAGACCTTCCTAAAAAAGAAGAAGGTAAACTTATTGTAGACGAGAACACAAAAGAAGCTCTTGAGAAAGAGATGATGCAGAAGCTTAACAAGCTAACTGTATATGCTGTAGGTGATCTAGTTACAGACATCAAAGCAGGAGATGAGATCTTGGTAGATCCAGCATCTCTACAGAAGTCACCAGTGATTCCTATTGCTGGAGAGAACAAATTACTTGTATCACCTTTTGATGTTATCTTAGTCTGGTAATGGAAAAAATAAAAGCATTCATAATAATGTACAATAGGCTAACTATTCCTAAAAAGTTAGCTGAATGTTTAGCAGATACTGGCTGTGAACCTATACTTATAGATAATGGATCCAGCTATCCTCCATTATTAGAATGGTACAAAAACTGCCCTTTCAAAGTCCATGCCTTTAAAGAAAGGTATGGCGAAAGGGTGTTTTGGGATTCAAAATTATTTGATGAATATAAAGACCAGCACTATATTGTTACAGATCATGATTTAGATATATCAGATGTGCCTAGTGATTATGTAGAAAAGTTAATTGAAGGATTACAAAATCCTAACATTACTAAATGCGGACTGTCTTTAGAATTAGATGATTTACCTAATACAGATTATGGTAATGATGCTAGAAATTTTGAATCAAAATACTGGCAAGAGAAAGACTATCTAGGAAATTATATAGCAGGCGTAGATACTACATTTGCAATGTATGATAGAAATAGACAAACTCCAGGATGGGATCATGGTGATAAATTTTATCAAGCTACTAGACTTCCTAAACCTTATTCAGCAAAACACATGCCTTGGTATCTTAATGAGAAATCATTAGAACTAGATGAGGAAGAAAAATATTATCACACAGGTTGCATTAATATGTGGTCGCTTGTGTACAAAAGAAGACATAATATAGATATATGAACATTACATCAGCAACTTATGGAGGAGTAGATTGCACTACTCAGATACAAAATAAAATTAAAGATGGTCGATTAATTGTACGAGCAACTAATGATATCATAGGTGATCCAGCAGTAGGGCACGTTAAGACATTAATTGTAACAGTAGATGGTGAAACTATCTCTACAAAAGAAGGAGACTTATTAGTTTATCCTCCTACAAAGAACGATAGACTTGGAATATTTTATTCTAATAACAACAATCCAAATATCTATCCTGCTATACAAGCATCTTTAAAAAGTATCAAAGTTGCAGCTGGAGACGATGTTGATATTCTTACCTGCATGTGGAATCGTGAACCTGAAAATCCATTTACAGAATATATAGCATGGACACAAACAGGATCACATCTTAATCAGTTGTTGCAAATTATGCAACTTCTCTATGCTGCTAGACAAATACATGATTATAAATATGTATCATTCTTAGAGCATGACGTTCTTTATCCAGAAGGATATTTTGATTATCCAGATTTTCCTAAAGGATCTGTAATAACAAACATGAACTATGGAGGAGTCAATAGACAAGGTTTTCAAACTAGAGGACAGGATGATGAACCCTTTCATCAAATGACGATGCATTTTGATGACGCAATTGCACATTGTGAATCTATTCTACCTAATGCATTGGTAAATAACAATGGAATGATTGAACCTCAGACCATTACAAGAAAGCAATGGATGTGTAAAAATAGAGCAATTCATATTAATCATGGATCTCATTTTACATCTCATTTTAATGTTTATAGAAGTGACAATGTTTCTCCTACAGATATATATTGGGGAGAGCATTCAGAATATTTAAAGTTGTTTAAATGAAAGTATTAGTATTCACATCATCGTACAATCGTCCTTTCATGCTAAGACAATGTATTCTTAGTGCAAAAAACCAATACGCTGTTGAGTTTACACACTCTGTAAACATCACGTCAGAGATGCCGCAGAATAGTCTTGCGTTAATTGATGATTTAGAAGTAGATAGTTTAATTATTACAGAGAATAGTTATACACATTTCAATAACATGGCAGCTATTAAAGCTGTAGATGATTATGAAAGCTATGATTTGTTTATTAAAATGGATGATGATGATGTCTATAAACAAAATTATGTATATAACATCATGTCATTCTTTACAAACAATCCAGATGTAGACATTGTATCCTCAGAAGTTAAGCTTCAGCTTAATGGTACAGATGTATACCTAGCTAATGCTAAAAACTTAGGAGGTAATGGAAAAGTAGATTATAAAATGCCTATGACTTTTGCATTTAATAAAAAAGCACTTGATGCTATTATTAATCTAGAAGAGAAACACTTAGTTGGAGGTGATGACATGACATGGAGAATGATATGGGATGCACATGGACTAAAGCATGCCCCTGTAGATAACTCAGAAGAAATCATCTGGCACATACATGGAAAGAACGTATCTACAGCAAGTTTTTTAAAAGAAAAAGGGGCCCAATAAGCCCCTTTTTACTTTCACCAAAAAACACACAAAAATGAAAAACAATTTATTTCGATAGTCGCTTCTGCTTCATAGGAAGCATAGGACTTTTTAATCTTTTAGGAGTGTCTGCTTCTCTCATGAAGTTATTCTTAGGAGAAGGATTAGGAACTTTAGGTGCTTTACGTGGCTTACCTGATTTTTTTGCGTTACCTGCTGTCATTATCTATTTTTTATAATCCAATTAAATACTTCTACAGAAATAAACCAACTATCATGTAATGAAAGTTCAGGAACTACATGAATGTAGCCTTTACTTTTTAATAAATCAATAACTGGTTGTTTTGTTTCTGTGTCATTGTGTTCTATTGTAAGAACATTAAATTTACGAGAAAAATCGTAAGAATTCAAAATTAAAAACTCAGTACCTTCTGTATCTATTGAAACATAATCTATAACCTGTGGACAATCATGTTTATCTAATAAATCTTTTAGTGAAATAGTTTGCACATTATACGTTTTACCAAATGTTTTTCTATGTTCTGACCAATAGTCTTCATTAGAATATTGTGTAATACCTGATATACAGGACATATTAGGCACTTCTGTAAATTCTACAACATCTCCCGTCTTATCTGATACACACAATGTATCTATAGTTGATGTTCTTATTCGTCTTAAATGAATATTATAACGTTCTAGTGGCTCAACTAGTAATCCATGCCAATTATAATAAGTCTCAAGTAAGAATGTGTTACTTAATATAACACCATCACAAGCTCCAAATTCTAAAAAATATCTAGGAGAATCTCCTAAACAAAACAAAGCAAATAAATCTTGATTCAATTGAGAATAAGATTCGTGAGTTTTAGTAAACTCTGTAAACTTACGAGCAATTAAATCATTCATAATTTTTTAGTATTATCAGTAGTCCAATTATGACTGAGAATTTGATTAGTAAAACAACTATTCATTTTCTCTAATAAGACTAGTAATAATTCTTTATTTGGTTTTATTTTAAATTTGTTTGCTGACTGAACAGCTACACTAATGGCTTCTTGTTGTATAGTTACAACCTCAAGGTCATGCTCGCAAGGGAGTCTTTTAATTCCTTCAGAATCCCAACTACTTATTGCACCAATACCTAGAAGATTTAGCTTCTCACAAGCATCTGTTTTTACGGTTAACCATTCATCAAAGTTAGAAATATCTCTAGTTATACATGTATAATTACTAGAAACAGGACCTGTTAAATAAATAATATTAGGACTTGGTAGATCAGTTCTTGATAAAAAAGATTCTAGCGATTTTCCACTTCCTTGTACATCAACTACTGTAAATTCATCTTCTATAATTTCTTTCTTAAAATATTCTATAAACTCATTAGATGCTTTTGCATAACATTCTCTAGATGTTTGATACACTTTTGCAGATCCTCCAATGATAGCGTTATATATAGATAACCAATTAGCCGATGTTCTATACGTAAATGCAAGAGGTGCATTAGGTAATTCAAATGATGCTAGTGCTAATGTAGGAATATTAAAATTAGATTGATCTGTCCATAATAACTGTTTAGCAGCATCGTAAGGACAAGATAATCTTATATATCTCATCCAGCAAGCTAATTCAACATCTGTTTGATAAACTTCTTTTTCTAAGTTATTTAACTCGTGTTTTGTATAGAAAGAAGCTTTAATACCAAATTTTATGGGAACTTCTACGTCAGATCTAATATTATCACCAACGTGAAGATCAGGATGTTCTATTGTTGGCCAAATCCAACCATCCCATTTACCTCCCCAAGTTACATAAACTTTAACATCTTTAGTTAATCCACAAGATTTTAGTAAATCTGTAACCTGTTCAACAGACAAATACATGTCTGAAACAATAATATCACCATCCTTCACATTGCTCATATTCTCAGCAATAGGAAAAAGATGTTCTTTTTCAACCTCTAGTTCAACTGTTTTGTCAATTCCTGGAAGACGATTATATATATCATCATATGTCCCGTTGGAAGTTTTCTCTGCCTCTATTCTCATTTGTTTGAAGTTGGGAATTTTTAATCTTTTCCCAACTTCATCAAATATTGTATAAGGATATACGTATTTTCTAGCAATTAATGTATCAAAACAATCCCAAGAAGTCATATAATTATTTACAACCGTACTTACATTTCTTTACAGAAGCACCTTTCTTAGCAATTACACCACGACCTTTTAATACATCAGCCTTAGTTACCTTACCATCTTTGTTTAAGTCAGGGAAGGAACCACCAGATTTGGCTTTTTTAATCATTCCACCTTTTTTGTATGGAGATAAACCTTTTTTTACACGTTCTTTTTCCATTTCAATAGTAGTGCCGTAATTATCTCCACCACCTGGTGTACGAGGAAACTTCTTATCGTATGATGCAGGATAGAAATCTGCAGGAGTTTGTACCTTCTTCTTTTCTACAGAAGGTTTAGCTTTAGGTTTAGGAACTGTTGTTCCAAATGCAGCTTTCTTAACTGCTGCTTTTTTCTTAATGATTGCCATGATTATTTCTTTTTAGACATTTTAGTTGCACCCAATGGCTTATCTTTCTTTAAGACAGCCTTACCCTTAGCACCTGCTAAAGTTTTCTCTTGTACCTTAGTGTATGCACCTTTAGGATCCACAGGTCCTACACGTTTTGTAGAAGCTTTTAGTCCTGAAAGACTGCCTCCTGATTTCTTAGCCATAATATTATTTCTTTTTAGAAGTTGCTTTAATTTTCTTTTCTTGTTTTAACATAGCGGCTGTAGGTTTCTTACCTGAACCTTTTGCATTCCTGATATTATCCCATAATCCGCGTTGGGATACAGAACCATCAGCACGTTTAATCATTTGCTTTGCCATAGTATATTAGTTTAGCAGTTCCATTTTCTTAATGCCAACGCTTTACGTGTTGGTTTACCATCTTTAGCCATAGGACCTTTGACCCCTGACATTCTAGCACAAAAAGACTTACGTCTATTAGCAGCTTTACTTCCCTTCTTTAGCTTAGAAGGAGGAGTTGTTACTGCCATTTTTAATTTACTACCAGGATTCTCACGTCTATAGGACGCTACACCTTTTCTATTGAGGCCACCTTTAGGATCTTTTCCTTCAGATCTTTGCCAAGCTGCTGTCTTTGCCATGATTATTTACCTGCTTTACGGGCTCTACCCATTGCTTTAAATGTCTTAGCTAAAGCCTTACGCTTTGGTGTACATGTAGCTTTAGTCATAGGAGTACAATATCCCTTATGTTTGGGATTAACTGCCTTCTGAATCCAGTTCTTTTTTGCTGCTTTTGCCATACCTTTGATAGGTTATATTGGGTTTTACTATAATATCTTTATGAGTAAATTGCCAGAGCTCCCCAGTGGCATTGATGATTATCGTGTAGATAGTGTCGGTTTCATAACCATAATCTAGAACCAACCAAATAATTCCATCACCTTTTGGTGTGGTGACATCTATTCTATTATGTGGTTCGTAGATCATAGTTTGAAAAGACCTAGGCGCAGATCTTACGGGATGCAACCTAGGTACTGTTAACTTTGTTCCCATAAGGAACAGATCTGTAATACAGAGACTACAGAGGGGTAAAAAACTTCTTTAAGGTTCGCAGCTGTACATCTGGAGAGCCATCCTTAGCGTGCAGATCTTACGAGATGCAGGAGAAGTATGTTATTGTTCTGGAACTTCTACAACAGCACCGTTTTCAACAGCCTGTGCCAATGTAGCTTCCATAATTTGACTAGCTTTATCAGCTAATAAAATGCGTTGTGCTTCTTCTGTAGACAAAATTGCACGTAATGAGTTTAAAAGAATACCAAAATCATTTCCTGACAATACAAACTCTGAGTCAATTGCCCATGTGTATTTCTTGTTCGGATCAAATGTTGGTGTTTCTGGTTGGTCTTTTACAATTTCCATGATTGTTATTTATTTTGGTTTGTGTAAAAGTAAATGGAATATTTTAGAATTGCAAGATTATTTAAAAACTTTTCTTTCATGCCACAACTGACCGTAATGAGCTCTTCCTCCATACACTATACCAAAATGATTGCCTAGTTTCTTAACAATTAATTTCTTTTCTTTCTCATCCACTATAAAATGACTATGCATTTGAAAGTTATTGAGTATTCTAGTTTTATCTCTTGTACCAATTAGTATATTTGTCTTAGCACCTTTATACATTATATCACAAAATGCACGCCCTAAAACACGAGGACCTGTAACATCTAGTGTATTATATCCGTAGTTCTTCGTCTTTATGTTATGTACACACATATCTATAGCTCGTTGAACTATTCGATTACCAGGCTTAACGCACATGAATGCGTTGTATAAAGCGTCTGAAGACTCAGGAGTGTCTACAACAAACACTTGATCCATCCCTTCTATAAGACTATCAAAAGTTACTAACATTACCTGGGAGAAATCACCATAGCATCCTCCATGTCTATGTAGAATTAAATATCTCCAGAAGTCAGCTTTGTATGCTGTAGGGATAAGTGTATTATATAATGCAAAATATTCTTCTCCCCAATAATCTCTTATGTAATCTTCGCAATCTTTGTCTGAGAAATAAAATAATTGATATCCTGGATTCTTCTCAGCCATATCAGTATATATATGTTGCATCACTGCAGGTAGTCCAGGACCCGTCTTAAATATCCATTTAGGAATACCATCTTCACGCCACTCTTTACCTTTAAAATCCTGATATGTTCTTACAGGATTGTACCATTGATTTGGTTTGTAGTATTGATTGATATTAACAAACTTTGGATAGATTCCATTGTTCTCTAATATGTTAGCAACCATTACATCTTCTAGTGGATATTTAGTTCCGTCTGCTTGAGCTATACATTCTATAGCTTTTCTAGATACAATATAACTTAAACCACCTTCGCACCAGTCAGAGATTTCACCTTCATAAGGTTTATCATTCCAATAATGACCTTCACATCTTCCTATATGGTGATTACGATTGATGGTGTGTTTGCCAGCAACCATTCCCATATAGTCTGTGAGTTCGAAATCAATCTCTTTAATAAGAGTCATGTCCTCATCCAACTTGTGGAAGTGAGTGTATGAATCAAATGCAGAATTCTCACTGATGAATTTAAATGCAGAAACTATCTTATCTGGTAGTCCACAATATGAATCATCGCAAGCTAATTTAATTACATTCCCTTCAAAAGAATCAAATGTGTATCTTCCAGCTACAATAACATAGTCAGTGAATGATGTACTAACTTTATCTAATGTAGCTTGTAGATTATCTTGATGTGTGATAAATACTTTTAATATCTTGTTGGTTTGCATATAGTTTATAATGATATCTCGAAAGATATAACAGCATTGGTTTTAATACTCTTACTCATGTTCAACTTAATCTGAAACTGATTATGAAACTTGAACAACTCCTCTATCAAAGCATTTGTATACTTTGGTAGAGAAGGTGCAAGTCTAAACGTATAAGATTTAGGATGTTTAGTTATTTCCATAGTTGATAACTCATCTACAGAATCGATAACACCTTCTAGATGTGCAAAGTATAGCTCATCATTATGGGGCATTATCTTTGGAAAAAACTTTTTACTAATTTGCATTAGCTCAATGTTAGTAGGTATTTAGTTGTAGCTGCTTTTCCAGACAAGCTTTGAGCAACATTCTCAATGTCAGGCATATTGTTTGTAGCTCCGTAGTTCTGTAGTTGCTTAGCAAACATCATTAACTCAGACACCACTTGATCAGATACACCTGGAGCATAGTCTTTTAATTGTCCTGGATTACCAATCTTAGCACGAGTACCAGAGTATCCCATGATCTTCTCAATAATCTCATCTTTGAAATCAAAGACAGCATCGTACAATCCACCTAGTGCCTGATGTTCTGCATAAGAACGTGTGCCCCAATGTAGGTTATGTAGTTGTAGTTCAAAGTATGTTAGCTTTGTAGCAATAACATCAGGAGAAAGATCTCCTGACGCACTACTTAACATTTCTTGTGGGAATAATGATTTTAATGCCATGTTGTTTAAATATTAGAAGCATTGAGTACAGCTGTAAATGTATGTAGCAGTTCCTCCAGTTGTATTCCAGTAGCAGTTAGAGTACTGCGGAGATTCCGAAAACAAAAGAGAAAAACCATAGACATTTATATTAAATGGAACAGTTAATGCAGCATCTTCCCAAAGAGTTGTCCAATCTGCAAGAGTGCTACCTTGTGTATATCCAATAGAAGTCTGTGGGTTAATGTTATTACATGCATCTGAACTATTTGCATAGCTTGTTATTACCCATGCTGTAGGCATGTTACCTCCACCACCTTGTGTGGTAGTAGTTCCTGTTGTTCCGCTATAGGATAAAGGAATCT